GTAGTAAAATTGTTGGAGCAACCAGAGCCAAAGATTATATTTTGATACTAACCGATACCTCTGCTTACACCATGCAGTTTGTTGGGCCTCCTTTTACGTTTAGTATTCAACAAGTGGGTTCTAACTGTGGCTTAATCGGTCAACATGCTTTAGTTTATGTGGACGGTGCTGTGTATTGGATGGGTGAATCTGGAGGTTTTTTTGTGTTTGATGGCACAGTAAAACGCTTACCTTGTTCAGTAGAAGATTTTGTGTTTACTAATGTCAATGAAGACGACTTAGGTATTAACTATGACGCAGGTGAAATAATTTATAGTAATTATAATTCTCTTTTTACGGAAATAAATTGGTTTTACCCAAAAGCAGGTTCAAATTCAATTGATAGATGTGTCACCTACAACTATAGAGAAGGAGTATGGACTACTAGTTCGTTAGCTAGAACAACTTATGCTGACAAATATTTATTTGATAAACCAATAGCAACAGAGTTTGCATCTTCAACTGCACCTACTTTTCCGACCATTCAAGGCGTTAGCACAACTAATGGTGCAACAACAACCTATCAACATGAAAAGGGTGTCAATCAAGCGGACCAAAATGGTAACGCCACTGCCAGTATAGATGCATTTATTGAATCTGGTGATTTTGCTTTTGTAGATGGAGGACAAGGTGAGTTTCTTATGAAGATAAAAAGGTTTATACCAGACTTTAAAGTTATCAGTGGTAATGCCACGGTTACCTTAAAAATTAAAAGTTTTCCTAGTGAAACAAAAGCTAGTTCTTTATTAGGTCCTTTTACAGTAACATCGTCTACTAAAAAAATTGATACTAGAACCCGAGGTCGATTGGTGGCACTGAGAATAGAAAACACCACAACTGATGAGAACTGGAGATTTGGTTCATTTAGAGCAGACGTACAACCAGACGGTAGAAGATAATGGCAGATCCTAAAAAAGGCACAGGAAAGAAACCAAAAGGTAGTGATCGTAGATTATATACGGACGAGAATCCAAAGGATACTGTTAAGATAAAGTTTGCAACACCTGCTGATGCACGAGCTACTGTTGCTAAAGTAAAACGAATTAAAAAGCCTTACGCTCGTAAGATACAAATTTTGACAGTAATGGAGCAACGAGCTAAAGTTATGGGTAAAACTCAAGTGGTAGCTATTGCTAAAAAAGGCAAAGAGGCTATCCGTAAACAAAGAGGTGCAAAGCGTGGCTAAAGTTATTGTTACAATACCGGAACCTAAAGACGAATATGATGTTAGTAATCAAAGGCAGATATTAGAATCTCTTAACACTCTTAAAAATCAATTAAACTTTTCTTTTCAAACTGACTTAAAAAATGAGCAAGACGCTTTTAACTGGTTTATATCATGACCATACAATACAAAAATCAAGGTTTTACTTTAGCAAATACAGACGAGACTTCAGTGCTAACTGCACCCAGCAATGCAAGATTATTAGTAAAACAAATACAAGCAGTGAACATACACAGTAGTGCTGTCACTTTGACCACAAAATTAACAGATACTTCTGCATCAGCTACGCACGTCATTGGCAATCAAGATATAGCTGCGACGAGCACAACCGATATTATTACCAATACGCTAGTATTAGAAGAAGGTGATATACTTAAAATGACCGCAGAAACAGCCGCAAAACTGTCTGGAGTAATCTCCTACGCTCAATTAGACAGAGGAACAAGCTCAAGAAGACATAAAAGATCCTAGCACTTCTACTAAAGAAGAAGACATTCGACGTGATGTTACTATTATTGTTCCAAAATTAGATTTGTTTGGGGAGACGAATGAGTGAGCCAAAAGGTGGCACTGAATTACAATTAGAGTTCCTACAAAAGCATGTTGACAGTGAGTTATTAAGTCATTTTCAGATTTGCACATCGATACCAGGCAAAGTTCCAATAGACCCAGATAAGATAAATATTCTGTGGCAGAAAAACAATTACAATCAACCGAACATACAACCTTGGTTTAGTGACAAAAAGAATCATGATCAATACGATTGGTATATATTTAATTCCCATTGGAGTGCAGAAAAGTATCGTATGATGTTTGAATTACCGCTTGAAAAATGTCACGTCATTAAAAATGCTATTACACACTTTCCAGAACGTCAGCCTTATAAAGAAGGAGATAGGTGCAGATTAATTTTTCAACCCACACCTTGGCGTGGCCTTAATATTTTGTTGGGTGCTATGGATCTTTTGAAAGATGAAAACATAGAATTAGATGTGTATAGTAGTTGTGACTTATATGGTAGTAAGTTTGCAAAAGACAATGACGACGATTGGCAAGCCTTATATGAGCAAGCCAAAGCATTACCTAATGTAAACTATATAGGAAATCGTCCTAATGATTTTATTTTAAGTAAACTTACTAACTATCACATGTTTGCCTACCCTTGTATTTGGGAGGAAACTTCTTGCATATCAGCGATTGAGTGTATGTCAGCAGGACTATTTACCATCACCACAAACTATGGGGCATTGTTTGAAACATGTGCTGATTTTCCAGTTTACATAAATTATGACAAAGACTACAAAAAACTGGCTTACAAGTTTGCTTATGCAATAAAACATCTTATGTGTCAACTTCATAGAGATTACGCTCAAGATCATCTAAAACTACAACAAGACTATATGAAACGTTTTTACAGTTGGCACAATAGAAAAACACAATGGACAAATTTTTTAATTGGTGCTAAAGGTGCAAAAAAATAATATATCAATATATTTAGCTACACCTGTGCATAGTGAAGTTTCTATACATTATGTTCAAAGTATATTAGACTTTCAAAAAGAGTGTTTTGATAGAAACATAGATATAACAGTACAGATGATGAAATCATCACTTGTCACCCAAGGTCGTAATCTATGTGTGGCGGGTTTTTTAGAAAGTAATATGTCACATTTATTGTTTATTGATAGTGATATAGCCTTTACCATTGACAGCATATGGAAAATGCTTGAGGCTGACAAGGATGTCATTTCTGTGCCTTATCCACTTAAACACATCAAGTTTGACCGACTGATTGCCAAGATACAAGCGGGTGATGTCACTACAGCTAAAGAAGCTCATGTCAATTGTAATAGTTACCCTTTGCGACTAGAGAATGAAGAGGATATAAAAGTTGAAGGCGATGGTGTGATTGAGGTGACTCACGCACCCACTGGCTGTATGTTGATTAAACGCAACGTTTTTGAGCACTTGATCAAGGCGTATCCTGATACAGAGATTACCCAAGAGACCATTGTCGATGGCAGATTACAGAAAAAACCTCATCTGTATAACTTATTTGACACTTATCATGATAAAGAGAACAAACATTTTTTAGGTGAAGACTTTGCTTTTTGCCGTCTGTGGAGAAACATAGGAGGCAAATGTTATTGTTACATTATGGACTACATCACTCATGTGGGTGAGTTTCAATACACAGGGCGATTGTGGGATGAAATGAAGCCCACGAGTGTTGATAGCACTGAAGAATAAAGGTAAACTTAATATAATATATATATTAGGAGTGGTGGATGTTACCTCAAATTTTAGCTGGACTTGCAAGTTTTGCCATGGCAAAAGCTTCTGGTGCCTCTACACGAAATGCATTAATATCTGGGTTTTTAGGGGGAGCTACCTCATTCGGTATTAAACAATTGACTACAGCAGCTTCGACAGCTGGTACAGCAGCTACACAAGCAGACTTATTGTCTAAACTGGGAACTGCTAGTGAAGTTGCAAATATTGCAGGTGGCCCCGGTGCTGTAGGAGTTTATGGTAGTGCCGAGGCGTTAAAAACTTTAACAAGCTCTGTTCCTACTGAAGGCATAAGTGGTTTTTTAACAAATCAGTTTATGGAAAACCCAGAACTTGCAAAAGATGTGCTTAAATATGGTTCTGGTCTAAAAGGACAAGTCTTAGCTCCTGGTTTTGTTGGTGGTTTATATGGGGTAGCTAAAATACCAAAATATAACCCGCAGTTTACTGGGATATCCGATATTGATACAGAACAAAGAGCAGAGGAATACGCCAAGGCATCTCAAGAACTTGAGGGTATAACTACACCAAGAGAATACACTGTTGCTGAATCACAGTATAAAGTGCCTTACTCAGAAATTGTCTTTGCCAAAGAAGGTGGCATTATCAATGCTTTGCCTAAATACAATAAAGGCGGTGTGTCTTATTTACCAAGTAAGACAGATCATGATGAAAAAGACATCAACAACTATGTCAGAGCTCAAGGTTATGTAGAAGATGGTTCGGGCAATGGTGATAAAGATGAAGATACCATGTTAGCACAACTTGCCGATGGTGAGTTCGTGTCTCGTGCAGATGCTGTTCTTGGAGCAGGCATCATGGCAGGTGCAAATCCTGAGGACTTTAAAGAAATGCGTAGGAAGGGAGCTGCATTTTTCTACAATCAACAAGATCAAATGAAAAGAATTTATGATTTGATTAATGCAAACTAAGTTTATTAAATTTAACAAGTTTGAAGTAGAAAATATCTGGCCACTAGCAAAAGATTTAGTCCAACTGGCATGTGATACAAATGGTGCTTTTAATGCTAATGATATAAAAGACCTTTGTAAACAAGGAGCCATGCAACTCTGGTTAGTTGTTTCAGACTCCGATACAGTTCTTGCCACGGTTGTGACTGAAATTAGACGCTACCCAAATTATAAAGTCTGTGATGCAAGAATTGTTACAGGCAAACAGATGAATTTATGGGTGCATCATGTGGATGATTTAGAAGCATGGGCTAGAAAAGAGGGTTGTATAAAAATGGAGTTATTTGCAAGACCAGGTTGGGAAAAGGTTATGAAACCAAAAGGGTATGTTAAAACACATGTACAAATAGAGAAAGAGTTATGAGTATTGATATTACAAATTTAAACATGCAAGAA